AGGTCTTCAAAGTTTAGTCAAAAAGTGATACAATCCAAGAAATTGTACAACCGTAAAAAGGATATTAATGGCAACTTCAGGGACTACGACATTTGATTTATCTATAGAAGAAATCATACAAGAAGCTTACGAAAGATGTGGTATGACTACAACTAGTGGTCATAGTCTAAGATCAGCTAGAACTAGTCTTAACTTATTATTTGCAGAATGGGCTAATAGAGGAATTCATTTATGGAAAGTTTCTTTGAATGAAAATCAATTAGTATCTGGACAGGCAGAATATGCAGTTGATTCTAACGTAAGTGATGTTTTAGAAGCTTTCGTTTCTACCACTGCTGCAGGTTCTAATACTGTAAATACTCAAGATGTATCTTTAACAAAAATAGATAGATCTGCATATGCTGCATTACCAAATAAACTAGCTCTTGGCCAACCATCACAATATTATGTAGATAGACAAGAAACTCCCAAAATATATTTGTATCAAGCTCCAGATCTTAATACTTACACGTATTTAAAATATTATGTGATTAAAAGAATCGAGGACGCAGGAGCTTATTCTAATGATGCAGATGTAGTGTTTAGATTTCTACCATGTATGGTAGCAGGACTTGCTTATTATTTAGCGATGAAAAATGCACCTCAGTTAGTACAACAAAATAAATTAATATATGAAGATCAACTAAAAAGAGCATTGGATGAAGATGGTCAAAGAGCTTCGACATATATTACACCTCAATCATTTTACCCTAATGGAATTTAATAATGGCTAAATGGGCAACAGGTAAAAGATCATTAGCAATATCAGATAGATCTGGTATGGCATTTCCTTATCAAGAAATGGTGAAGGAATGGAATGGTTCTTTAGTTCATTATTCTGAATTTGAACCTAAACATCCTCAAATAAGAAGAAGACATTTTACTGCTGATGCTATTGCTTTACAAAATACAAGACCACAAAGATTTCAACAACCACAAACAGTTGCTAGTAATGATAATACTAAATCTAATTCGGGAGGAACAATGGTTGGTGTAGCTAATCTAACTCTTCCAGGTGACTTTGCTTATATCACAGCTCAGCCTGCAAATGTTTTAACAAGCACTGGTGTTGTAATAAGCACTATGAAACCAGCTGATCCTTCTTTGCAAAATAGAAGAAGAAAATTAATTATAACAACAGGAACTGTAACAGTGAGTATTACATAATGGCTATAAGTTATTCAGATTTTTTAACACAAGTAAGAAATTACACAGAAGTTAGTAATAATGTTTTAACAGATCAAATTATTCAAGATTTTATAAAAAGTGTTGAATTAGATATTGCTGGAAAAGTTGATTACGATGATTTAAGAAAATACGCAACATCTAATTTTACAGCAGGTAATCGGTATGTAATATTACCATCAGATGCTATTGTCGTGAGATCAGTACAAGTTATTGATTCAAATGGTAACAGAACTTTTTTAGAAAAAAGAGATACTAGTTTTATTTCTGAATTTGCTCCTAATAGTTCAACAACGGGAACTCCTAAATATTGGGCTAATTGGGAAGATAATGTTCAACAAGGACCAGTAATTTTAGTTGCACCCACTCCAGCAAACACTGACACAGTTCAATTAAATTATATTAAACAACCACCAGAATTTACAAGTACAACAAATACTTATCTAGCTTCCTATCAAGAATCAATGCTCTTACACGGTGTTTTGGCAGAAGCGTTTAGATTTTTAAAAGGTCCTATGGATATGTACAATCTTTATGAAAAGAAGTACAATGAGGAAGTACAGAATTTTGCCTTACAACAAATGGGTAGAAGAAGACGAGGGGAGTATGATGATGGAGTACCAAGAATAAAAGTACCCTCACCAACTCCTAATACATAAATTAATTAAGGAGAATAATTATGGCAATAACAACAAACGCAATTTGTAATTCTTTTAAAAAAGAATTACTACAAGGAAGTCACGATTTTGATACATCTGGAGACGGTGGTGATACATTTAAATTAGCAATGTACACATCAGCTGCAACTTTAGGTGCATCAACAGCAAATTACTCAACAAGTAATGAAGTTTCATCCTCAGGTTACACTGCAGGTGGTTCAGCTTTGGTTAACCAAGGTGTGAAAGTATCTTCAGCAATAGCTATTACAGACTTTGCTGATTTATCATTTACAGGTGTAACACTTACTGCAAGAGGTGCTTTAATTTATAATACAACAACAAACGGTGGTTCTAATACTACTGATGCGGTTGCTGTATTAGATTTCGGTGGAGATAAAACTGCAACAGCTGGAACATTTACAATTCAGTTCCCTGCATTTACAACATCCGCTGCGATATTAAGAATAGCATAAGGAATAAAATGATATGGCTGCTACTTGGGGCTCAGCAACATGGGGACAAAATCAATGGGGCGATCAAGCCGATGCTGATGTATCTGTTTCTAGTGTAAGCTTAACTTCAAGTAGTGGTTCTGTAACAACCACAGAAGAAATAAACACAGGTTGGGGAAGAGCTGAATGGGGCAACCTTGTATGGGGTGATGCTTATACAGTTCAAATAAATGGTTTAGGTTTAACATCATCTCTAGGAGATGAAACTGCATTCACAGACATAACAGTTAATGTTACAGGACAACAATTAACTTCAAGTATTGAACAAGTTACTGCTTTTACTGATCATGTTGTAGAAGTCACTGGAATAACCTTAAATTCTAACATTGGTCAAGCAACATTTAATAAATTAGACGCTGTGGATTTACAAATGTCTTCAGGAATAGGTTCTGTAGATATTTCAGCTGATGGTAATATATCAATAAATGTCACTGAACACACAATAAATTCAAGCATTGGAAATGTAACAGAAGTTATTACTGCAGGCCCTGCAGTTTCTGGAATAGAAGCTACAATGAGTGTTGGTTCAGTTTTAATAACAGCAGATTCAAATCTATCTGTAACCGGTATTAGTTTAACTTCATCAATTGGAACTGCAGTCGCAGACTTAAATCAAGAGGTAGATGTTACTGGAAATGTAGCAACTTTACAGCTTGGACAGGAGACTGCATTCACGGATGTTACGTTCTCAGTTACAGGTCAATTAATGACTTCTTCTATTGGAGAGGTAGATGCTGTTTCAGTGGCGGAGGTTACAGGTCAATCATTATCTGCTAGTATAGGAAGTGTAATAACTACTGCTAATGCAAATGTAAGTTTAACAGGTATTTCAATGACTTCTAGTATTGGAACACCTAATATTACAGCTTGGGCTGAGATAGATCCAAATGTATCTAATGTATGGTCTGAGGTTGATTTAGCAGCTTAATAATAGTAAAATGAAAATCTAATAGGAGAATTTTTAAATGGCATCAAGTTACTCAACAGATCTTAAACTCGAACTAATGGTCACTGGTGAAAACAGTGGTACTTGGGGTGATAAAACAAATACAAATTTAAATTTAGTACAACAAGCAATTGCAGGTTATGAAGCAGTAACAGTAAGTGGAACGGGTACTACGACATTAGTTATGTCGGATGCAGCACTTTCAGATGCAAGAAATGCTGTTATAAAATTAACAGGAACAATAACTGGTAACATAACAGTAACAATTCCAGATGGAATTGAAAAAACATATATAGTTGAAAATGGAACTACAGGTTCTTTTACAGTTGCGTTTAAAACTGTTTCAGGAACAGGTGTAACATTTGCAACATCAGATAAAGGTTTTAAATATGTTTTTTCAGATGGAACAAACGTAAGAGAAATTGCACTAGCTTCACCTCCAGGTGGATCTGATAAACAAATACAGTTTAACGACAATGGTGCTTTTGGTGGAATTACAATGGGCAGTACAGGCCAAGTTTTAACTACCGATGGTACAACAGCATCATTTGGAGATATTTCTGGTGGTACATCATGGCAAGCAGTTAAGACAACTGGTTTTACAGCGGTAGCTGGAGAAGGATATTTTATAAATACAACAAGTTCAGCTTTTACAATGACACTACCTGCCTCTCCAACAATTGGTGATGAAGTTTCATTTGTAGATTACGCAGGAACGTTTGATACAAATAATTTAACAATTGGAAGAAATTCAGAAAATATTCAAGGCTCTGCGGCCGACTTAACAGTTTCAGTAGAAAGGGCAGCTAATACTTTAGTTTATACAGATGGAACTCAAGGTTGGTTGTTAAAGGTTAAATAGTGTCTACCTATAAGAAAGAAGTTGGAACTGCGGTTCAAAACGCTGCTGGTAATTTATCAGGAGCCGTGGAAGGTCAGCTATGGTACGATAGCACTAACAAAGATTTCAAATATCAATATCCAAATGTAACATCAGCTGGTTCGTGGAGGACTGGTAATAATATGAATACTGCTAGGTTTAAACTTGGTGGAGCAGGTATTCAAACAGCAGCTTTAGTTTTTGGTGGATATTTAACAACTTATCAAGCCATAACAGAATCTTACGATGGAACTAGCTGGACTGAAGTTAATGATTTAAATACTGCAAGATTAGGTATGGCATCAGCAGGTACACAGACATCAGCGTTAGCGGCTACTGGTGATCCAGGTACAGTTGTAGAATTATGGAATGGAACTAGTTGGACAGAAACAACTGATGTAAATGCCGCTAGAGAACAAATAGCAGGAGTAGGGGTAGATAATACTGCAGCTTTAATTTTTGGTGGATTTGCACCATCTGTACCTGGCCCAACAGGTGCAACAGAATCTTGGGATGGAGTTAGTTGGACTGAAGTAAATGATATGAATACTGGAAGATATGCTTTGTCAGGAGCTGGAACTAAAACAGCTGCTTTAGCAATAGGTGGAGCAACTCCTCCTCGTACAGGACAAGTAGAATCCTGGAATGGAACTAGTTGGACTGAAACTACAGATTTAAATACTACAAGAAGAGGAACTGGAGCTTCTTCATATTCATCTAATACATTAGCGTTAGCTTTTGGAGGAGATACTCCTCCAGATACAGCAGTAACAGAATCTTGGAATGGATCTACTTGGACAGAAGTAGCAGACTTATCAGTTGCCAGATCTGCTTTAGCAGGTATGGGAACATATACAGCATCTCTAGCAGCAGGTGGAGAAACACCTACTTCAGCAGCTACAGAAGAATGGACAGGTGCAGGAGCACCAGTCGGTGCTTGGTCAACAGGTGGTAGTTTGAATAATGCTAGAAAAAATTTAGCTGGGTCTGGAACTCAAACAGCAGGTTTAGCTTTTGGTGGAGATGAAAGTACAGGTTATACAGAATCTTATGATGGAACAAGCTGGACAGAACTTGCTGATTTAAATAGACCAAGACAACTTTTAGGTGGTTCTACTTCAGGAACAACTACAGCATCTTTAGCTTTTGCTGGTTTATATGGCGGTGCGCCATCAAATGCAGAAACAGAAGAATGGAATGGAACTAGCTGGACTGAAGTTGCTGATTTAAATACTGCAAGAGCAAGAATAGGTGGGGCAGGAACTAAAACATCAGCATTGGCTATTGGTGGTTATACTACAGTTACTGTAGGAAATACAGAATCATGGAATGGAACTAGTTGGACGGAAACAGGTGACTTAAATACTCCTAGATATTCAATGGGAGCAGTTGGAGTTGACAATACATCAGCATTAGCATTTGGTGGAAAAGATGCTGATCCAGGAGCTAAAACTGCAGTAGAAAAATGGAATGGAACATCTTGGTCAGATGCAACAGCTCTTAATACAGCTAGACAACAATTAGCAGGAGCAGGAACACAAACTTTAGCATTAGCTTTTGGTGGTGGTCCACCTAATACAGCAATTACTGAAGACTGGAATGGTTCAGCATGGGTAGAAGTTGCAGATTTAAACACTGCAAGAGCAAGTCTAGGTGGATTAGGTACAATTTCATCCGCATTAGCAATTGGTGGAGAAACTACAACATTAGTAGCAGCAACAGAAGAGTGGAGTTCTTCGTCAAATGTAACTAAAACAATAAGCACGGATTAATTATGGCAACATACAAAGAAATTTTTGGAACAAATATCGAGGTACTGGCATCAGACCCATCGAATCCTGTTGAAGGACAAGTTTGGTATAACTCAACAGATAATGTGGTTAAAGGTGCAGCGGCTACGACTGTTGGATCTTGGGCTACAGGTGGTAATTTAAATGCAGCTAGACAAGGGATAAGAGGTTCAGGTATACAAACAGCAGCGTTAGGTATTTCAGGGCAAGGTGGTGCACCAACTAATGTGCTTAC